AGTTCAAATGGCAGGACTACTTCGATTACGGTCTGAAAGAAATCGCTGTATGGGTAACAGCTTCCACTAAAGCCTAAAACCTTAGAGTGAGGAAATTTCTCAATTAATTTCTTATACTTTTTACCTGTTAAGGTAAACTGATGGGCTTCATCTATAATAACGAACGGTATTTTATCATCAAAAAAATGATCGTTTCTTGCAAAGACTGTATCTATTGAGCAAATCTGCACCTGCTTTTCTCTATTAAATCTCCAATGATCTGCCATATAAATAGAATGGTCGATATTAAGTTTAATTAAATTAAGCGATGCCTGTTCTACAAGATGACGTCCTCTTACTACTAAGAAGATAGGTATTTTGGTAGATACCTGATTTATTACCATAGTAAAAATAAGGGACTTGCCTGCTCCGGTTGAGAGCGAGACAAGCACCCTATCGAAAGAATCAAATGCGCTCCTTACTTCATCAATTACTTGATTCTGGTAAGGTCTTAACTCTGGGGGCATACTTTCTTCCTTTCTTAAATGCCGATTTAGGTAATTTTCTTTTTAATTCTTTATAAGCATGAAAACAGTTTTCTGAGCGTGTTGACCATTCTAAATTAGAAAGATGGTTGTTTTGCTTGTTTCCATCTTTGTGATTAATTTCTTTTTTATTTTCTGGATTAAGCAGAAAGGCCTCAGCGACTAAGCGATGAATCCGACAAACTTTTACTTTTCCTTTTTCACATAAAACAACAGAAGAATATCCACAAGTATCATTGCCATGCTTTAATATTCTTCCATTTACCTTCATATAATTGCCTTTAGAGGTAAGCACTTTCCTTGTAAGACTAATCACCCTTCCATCCCTGGTTATTAAATAACCAGGGTAATCTTTAATTGTTTCTGTAAAACAAAGATTCATTTTTTCTTCCCCTTTTTTACTTCTTCTATACTCCCACCAACTAGATCGGCCACTTTAACTTTCCCGTTAGTAAACGCTTCTATTGCTAGCGCATATTTTAAGCTCGGCGTTCTACCACGAGTCCAACCAAATACAGTGGCCGTATCGGTGTCTAAAGCATTGGCCATATCACGCTTTGTTATATCCACGTTTGTTTTAAAATATTCCTTTAGATTCATAGCATTACTCCTTTGTTATTTTTTACTCTTTACAATCAATAAACGATATTCTAAATTAGGTCAACTTAAAAAAAAAGGGAGATCAAATGAACATTTACGAAAGATTCTTGGAAGTGCAGAATGAGATCAAAAAATTTCAAGAAGAAAAATTAGAATTAGAAAGACAGATTTACACTAAACACATGGATGAAATTAAAAGAGTTGGGGTTGGAACCGCCACCATTATAGAAGGTGATTATATGGTGAAAGTGGTTACCAGAATGAATTATAAGGTAGATCAAGCGATGGCGGCCACACTTGGTGGAAAAGTATTTAGAGTTACTTACGAGTTAGATAAAAGAGAATTTGATAAGTTGGATGAAGAAGATAAAGGATTGGTAGAAGGTGCCTTGACGACTACTCCCGCTAAACCTAGTTTCACTATCATCAAGGGACAGGAGAATTATGAAAATATTAAATACTAATGATGTTGCCATTAAAAGAGCTGCCATTTTAGTTGTAGGCCCATCGGGAATTGGTAAGACTACTTTGGTAAAAGATCTTCCTGAAAAGGAAACTTTAATCATTTCTATGGAATCAGGACTTCTTTGCCTACAAGGAACTAATTACCCTGTGGTGGAAGTTAGAACCAAAGACGAGTTAAACGAGATTTGTTCTTTCCTGCAAACAAGTAAGTTGTATAAGTATATCTTCATTGATTCTCTAACTGAAATGGGGCAAATGATTTTAGCTGAGTTAAAGCAAGATCCTAAATTGGCAGACCCTAAGAATAGTTTCTTGCTATGGGGAAAATATGCCGAGTTAGTTACTGCCTATGTAAAGTTCTTTAGAGACTTGGATGCTAATGTGATAATGACTTGTTTGGAAGGAAGTGGAGAAGATGGGTTGGAAAAAATATGCACTTTCAATATACCTGGCGCATCGATTAAAGATAATATTAAGTCTTGGCTTGATATTTGTTTGGTATATAAGATATTCCAAAATGACCAAAAAGAAAAAATAAGAAGGTTGGTAACTTCTCAAGAAGAACATAGTTTAGCGAAGGATAGAAGTGGAAAACTTAGGCCATACGAACCGCCTAATTTAAAAGATATTTTTAACAAAATTTTAAAAGGAGAAAACAAATGAGAATGAACTTAGACTTAAAAAACCAAAAACCTGAATCAAGTGGATTTGACGACCTCGTACCAGAAGGTGATTATGTAGCTGCCTTTTGCAAAGCGGATCTGATTACCACTAAAGCAGGTGGTACAGGACTTAAACTTTCACTTAAAATAGTTCAAGGTGACTTTGAAGGAAAGCAAATATCGGATTTCCTAAACATCAAGAATGCTAACCCCAAGGCAGAACAAATATCTTTAGGCCGTTTACGAAGGATATGTGATCTGACTATTGGCAGACCTGTTTTAGCGGATACCGATGAGTTAATGGGAAAGCGAGTTTGTGTTAAGGTTGAGAAAGAAACAAGGGATGGATACGAGCACAACAAAATAAAGTCATATAATGATTTAATTGATGTGGTCGAGAGAACTCCATCTGCTTATATCAACACACCATCACCCATAGTTTCTTCAAGAGCTAACCCGTGGGACTAAAATCTAGGGCCACGGAGGGCCCTTCTCTTAAAGCAGGGCAAGTTTGGTACGATCCTATTATAGATAGGCTTGTGCTTTTAGACGACAATCATACACATGGATTCTACATGATTTATTTTTATGGAAACAAAAAGGATCATTGGTGTTATTTGTTATCCGTTTATTTAGATAGATTAATTTACATAGGAGATTTATGAAAATATTAGTTATGTTAATTTTGATTTTTGGTTGCGGTAGGAACGAAGTAGATAACGATCCCCAATCCTCAACCTACGGCCAAACTTACAGGCGTGGTGGAATATGGCCTTGGAGACATCACAGAAGGAATCATCACCGCAGACACGGCAGGCATTATCTGTTAGATAATTGTGCTACTTTAGAAGGTCAAGAAAAGCTATCCTGTCAGGATGCTATGGAGAATTTAAAATGATACCAGGAATTTTAATGGGACTATTTCTAACTTTTATGCCAACAACAATTTCAGGCCCACACCTGATGTGTAACCAAGGTAAATGCCCAAAGATCGCTTGTTTCATTGGTTGGGAATACCAGGGTTACGATATGAATGGAAGATTATATAAAACGTGCAGGCAATATCCGGAGAAGAAAAAATGAAATTAGAAGTTGGCACTAAAGCAATGCTTACAGAAGCATTAAGACAAAGGAGTTTAAATGAGCCTAAAAGGGACTACTTGGGAGTATCTGCTCTTGGAGACGAATGTTCACGCAAACTTTGGTTTAAATACCATGAAGGAGAAAAAGCGACGAAAGTCGAGCCAAGAATACAGGCAATATTTGATATGGGACACCTTATCGAAAAGTACGTCTTGGATCTCCTTATCTCTACCGGAATGTCCGTATTCGACAAAGATGAAGATGGAAAGCAGTTTGAGGCCTTTTACGGAAGTGTAATCAAGGGACACATCGACGGAGTAATAAAAGGAATACCAGAATCCGATAAACCGCACTTACTAGAAATCAAATCAATGAATGATACCAATTTCTCAAAACTTAGAGAGAATATAGAGCATTCCTTTCCCCATTATTGGGTACAAATGCAATGTTATATGTTCCTGTTTAAGCTAGAACGTGGCCTATTCGTGGCAATGAATAAGGATAACTGCGAATTCTATACAGAGAGAGTTAAACTAGATCCCATAGTGGCGGAATCCTATCTTAAGAAAGGCGTTGAAATCGTTAATATGGGAATGGCGCCAAGTCCGCATTATCCATCAAAGACTTTTTTTAAATGTAGGTATTGTGAGTTCAACTCTTTCTGTTGGGATGGTGATAAGTGAAAAGTTATTGGACAATAATAAAGGAAGTACAGCAAACCGGAGATCATCAAAAAAATGTTCTCTGCCGATGTATTTGTGGAAAAGAAAAAACGGTAAGGCTAACAACTATAAAACAAGGAAAGTCTAAATCTTGTGGTTGTAAAAAAAATCCAGCGACAGGAATAAAAAGCGGAGTATATAAACATGGTAAATCACAAACAGCAGAATATCGGTCATATAGAGCTATGATAGGTCGTTGTTATGATAAAAAAAACGATTCTTATGAATATTATGGTGGCAGAGGAATTAAGGTTTGCAATAGATGGTTAAAATTTGAAAACTTCTATGAAGACATGGGAGATAGGCCAAAAGGAAAATCAATCGACCGATTTCCTGATGTTAATGGAAATTATGAACCTTCTAATTGTAGGTGGGCAACTTTGTCAGAACAAAATAAAAATAGGCGAAGCTGGTCTTAAAAATTTTCCTGCTTACTATAATCTACGTCTCCATAAAGATCCATTGTAGGTAGTTCTATAGGTTTAGGCGGCTTTTTTGCCAAAGGTGTTTCTTCTTTGGCCATTGGAACCTGCGCTGGTTTCTGTATTGGTTGCCCTGCTTTTAACTTCGCCATAACATCGTTAATTGCACTAACCCCTGTAGGCTTCTGTTGTTCTTCAATCTTATTGGCGGTATCTATATCTGCGGTAAATTCTGCGGTTTTATTTATCTTGTCGATGATTGCCGCTTTTTCAGAGGTTGGGATATCCTCCCTGTCGAAAGTTTCTTTCCTGGCACGATTCTTTGCTACGTTATCTATAATCTTTCCATTAATCCTTTTGTATTGGTCATTAATAAATAGCTGGGGGTATTGCATAGAATAGACAGTCATCATATCTTCGATCTTATCAGGCTCAAAGCTTAGAATATGAGATACGTTACCTAATTCTTCTGGAGCGTCTTGAGCGAATTTTGCCATTACTAATTCTTTATTAGCGACAAACTCTTGGGAGTTTCTTGGTAATTTCGCCATCCTAAGTTTATCTAGCATTTCCTTTTGCCTTTTTTCTTGTTGCATTTGCACCCTATTCATCTGCTCTGCTTGTCCCATCATTTGATCTACCTGCTCTAATCCTGGTGGCTGAAATGCCTGTTGTGGTACTCTGTCTAATTGCCCAAGTGGAGGTAATTCTCTTTCTTCTTCTTGTGTCCCCATATCCACTACTTTAGAAGATGCCCTGCCCATCCTGCTCGGCATATCTGCTAATGCTTCCCTTGGTGGCAATTTAATTAACGGAGAATATTCTTCCGGTGGGCGTATATAACTTGTTGGCTGTCCTGGCTCGTATTCTGCCCCGAAACGTTGAACATCTTTTGTTTTTTTAGTATTAAGTCTTGGTAGTGCAACAGCAGATGATCCAGAAGGAGTCTCCTTCGCTATATGATAAGGTACTCCGGCACGTTCTCTAACCTCTGCTAATGTAGTTCTTATAAAACCAGGCTTACTAGCATATATTTCCGGCAGATCAGATCCCTTCGCCTTAATCTCTCCCCTTAGCCTTACTTCATGCCTAACTTCATGGAAATCTTCCAAATCATCAAGCATCATCTCTAGCTTCTTAGATGTAGCAGGGTCTTTTATCTTTCCTTTAACCGCCCCTCTTAACTCTCCTGATATCCATTTATTTACATCTCTGCTTATTGCAGTTTCCGCTTCCCCTCTGTCACCAAAGGAATTGCGGATTTTCTTATCCATCTCTTTTCTAAGGTCGTTTAATAACTCAACAGAAGTTCCCTGTCTTTTTACTAAATCAAGTGCCTTGACTTTCATTTCCCTGATTACCTTAAGAGCGTCTGTTGCGTCTTTGCCGGTATATTCTTCGCTTATCTTTGTTTTTAAGGTTGTAAATATTTTATCTATATCGAATTGAACTACGCCACGAGTCCCTACTTCCCCTGCACCAGCTTGCTTTAATATTTCATCTGCCGCTTTTGCCGATCCTTTAATGGCGGTATTTATATTTCTTTCTATGTCTGAGACATTTGGCGCTTTTACCTTATAACCTTTCTTCGGAACAAATTGGCCTAAATGTGGGTCCCAATCTACATTGGTATGGGTTACCAATTTATTTTTAAACATTTTGTTGTAAATTCGTTTGGTGGATTCCCAAGTAGTCCTGCCTACGTTTTTTGATTTCCCTGCATATTTTTGTTTTTCTGTTAAGTAAGCTCCTAAGGTGTCTGCTGCCGCTCTTGCCCTATCTCCAAGGGCGAAATATTCGGCAACTTTTCCGGTAGCTTTTAATACACCGTGAACACTACTCGATATTCCTGCCCCGATAGCGCCATCTAGCAGATTTTGATCTATACCTTTCTTACCACTACTTCTACCTGTTGATGCTAAGAACCCTTCAAGGGCAGTTCTTGTTAATTGCTGGCCACCTTTGCCCATGCCTTTAATTATATCTAAAGTACCTTCTCCCATTTTTGCAGCAAACTTAAATTTGCTTAATACTGTTGGGGTTACAAGGCCTGCTATAAACGTAGAATGAGGGCTTCTGGCCCTTGATTTTTCTACACTTTTTTCTATATCTTGCTGGGCCTCCCTATAAACATCTTTCCATGTATCTGCCATGCTTCCGCCAGAGGGAGTTTCTGTAGCAGCGACATAAGTGGCAATTATCCCTGCCATTGCTTCATCACCAAAATCTAGCAAAAATTCATTGGCAAGGGATTTGGCGGTATCTACTCCTGCTTCCGCAAACCATTCTCCCCACCCTTGATCTTCATCTTCATCTCGTTCTATGTCAGTAAATTTAGATTCTTCTTCTTTCATATTATTTCTTTAGTAATTTTTGGTATTCTTTATCTTCCATATATGGAGTTTCAAATATCTTAGCCAAATGTTTATCTTTATCAGGGATATCTATATTTTGGGTAATGTTTTGTGCATATTTTAAATACTTGGTTGGTAAGTTTTGGAAAGAATCTCTAATTCCATTTATAGATTTCTCTGTTGCGTCTTGAAATCCTTTTAAAAGAGTGTAGCTGTATTTACCCCCTCCTTTCTTCCTGACTTCATCCATTAGCTTGCCCCAATAATCAAGAGGTGCGGTGTATCTTGCTGCATCTTCCTCGGTCATTCTTCCTTCGATCTTTTTAACTGTGGAGAATATGGCCTGTGTATTTTCGTATACATTTTTAGATTTAAGCATCTGTACAATCCTAACGAAATCTTTCTGATTTTCTATATGCTTTGTGGACTCTTCCCTAAAATCTTTAACCACCGGATCTAGCATTTTTGTTTGTTTTATAGATGCCCCTGGTATGTAAGGGGATGTATCCCCTACATCATGCTCAGTCTTTTTAACCAATTGACCTGTTTGCCGATCTGTATATTCAGTTATGCTTTTGTTATTTAAAGTATAGGTTTTGGTTATAAGCCCTGTACTCCCACCTCTAGTCTGTTGGATTACTTTCGGTCTTTGATCGAACGGGATATCTGATAATTCTTTTTTAGATATTGAAATATGTTGTTTTGTTACTGGATGTTCTACCGTAACAAAATCCATTCCCTTTTCTTCATACAGCTTTTCTAAGTCACCCCTTCGTTTGCCAAGATCTCTTATTGTATCTATTCCGCCCTTAGCGGTTATTTTATTTATATCTCTTTCGCCTCCGAGCTTCGCTTTAGTTCCTTCCAAGTAATCTTTATAAATTGCCTTTGTTCCTTCTAATTGCTGCCTTCCTCCGCCTCTCATTGTCTCTAATCTCTCTCTGCCTTGCTGTCTTAGCTCCTCAAGCGCCATTTGGTCAGTCCCAGCTTTACCTGTCTTCCCTGCCCCAGTAAGCTTGTACCAATCCTTTTTCTCTTTTTGGATCTTATCTATAGTGTCGGAAGCTATTTTAAAGGTTGCTTCATAATCCCCTCTACCCATCAAGGCATTTACAGCAACAGGAACAAGCGCTGGCCATATCTCATCCCAAACACTGCTATCACTTGCCATTTCCCTCTCTGTAGTCTCTTGCTGATCTCTCATTACTATCGCATTTCTCATTTGCTTGCCTTCAACGTGGTCAAGCCCCTCAGTTTGTTTCTTTACAAGTTCTTCAATCTCTGGTCTTGGTGGTTCAGCAGGCGCTCCCTCTAACTCATCTATTACATCAGGCTGTGCTGGAGGAGCTGGCTCAGTAGGAGGTTGCGCTGCTTCTGCTGGGCGAGGAAGCTCAAGAGATTTATTATATTCATATTTCGCTTTAGTTATTTTTGGCTTTCCGCCTATTTTTTCGGACAATGCTTTGATATCTACATTTGGATTTTTCTCTGGATTCATTGGCTCAACTTCTCTAACTTCACCAGGCATTAATGGTTTCGAAAGATCATATTTTGGAATTTCAGAAGGCGCTCTATATGGCACCTTTACTTTAGGCTCTTGCTGTCCTGGCTCTAAAAAAGAAAACAATGATTTAAGATCCGGTTTTGCCATATTAATTCCTTAACCTAATAATCCGCCTAAAAGTCCTTTAGATTCTTTCATATCAAATTGAGATAAAGGTCTAACCGCAGATAGGTTAAGCTGCCCTTGCCCCATCTCAGCAGTTGCCATATTTCTGGCCAAATTACCCACTAAACTTCGATAATTTGCCATTGATTGCTGTTGTTGGTTGAATCTATTCCCTGCGGTTGCGGTTGCCATATTTTGAGATGTTTGTGCTTGTTCGGCACCTGTCCCTGCTCCCATCTTGCCACCACGGAGTTTGTTTATCTTTGCTTGCTGATTCCCTTTTTGTTTGATTAGGTCACCGGCAGCACTATATTGGCTCGTAGCTTTTTGGGTCATTCCGGTGACATCTTTCGTCATTTGTCCTACATCACCATAGGAAGTTCCGTATAATTCTTCTGCTTTTTGCCTACCTTCTACTTGGCCTCTTTTAAGAGCATCAAACATAGATTTTTGTTGTTGGTTGGCCATATTTCTGTTGTCCTCAGACGTATCTTCACCAAAGAGGGCACCACCAATTTGTTTAAATCCGCTTTTATAAAAATTTCCAACACCTTTAGCTACTTTTCCCATATCTACTCCATCACAAATATTTTAATGTTTTTAACTAAATCAGGGCCATAATTTATTATTTCCAATTTGTCACCCCTTCCTGTACTTGATAATACACCATTTCCCTCTTGATTTAAAATAAGATAACCTTGGTATTTAAACTCTGTCGCCGTAGTGTAAGTTCCATCTTTTTTAAGCTCAGGAATAGTAAATATCTTGCCAGGAAAATTATCAACAAAACCTAACTTTGTTAATCCGGTATTCATCTTGTCAATGTTATTCGCATAAGTTTCATTAGAAAATGTTCGCTCCAAATTGCCAAATTTCACGTCAGCCCCTTTGGTTTGTCTTGTGTTGACTCCCACTCAAACTCATATCCTGTAAGAAGTACAGGCTCATCTCTGTTGTTTTCTATTAAATACCTTAAACTCTTACATTGAGTCTGAGTTAGCTTATGGTCATCCACCCTTTTGTCTGTTGCAAATGGGACATTAAAATTATCCCAATCTGTAGCTATCCAATCTAGTTGGGTTTTTATATCTAACGAGAAGTTTGGAGGCTCGGAAGCAAATGGCTGAATCATAAATGGAATAGCAGCATAATCCCTAAGTCGCAGGATGGAAAAAAGTACCAAATTGACGAACTTTTTACGGATTGATGGGAGTCCCATGTGGAACCACCCTGTGTAGTATTTAAAGAAAACAGGTTTGGTGGTCCCGCCAGGAAGAATAATATCTGTGAACACGCTATCTCTTTGTTCCTTAAGATAAATTCCATCAGCAATATTTAATCGGTCATTATAAACCACCATAGGCCCTGACATTCCCATGCCCTCATATAAATACCATTGATTGAAATAGTAATTCCAAACAATCATCAAATTCTTGGTTGGATCGGTTTTATGTTTTAAAAATGTATAAACTTTTTCTAATTTTCCATCCAACGTAGAAACGGATCTATACAGGTCTATATCAGGCGACATAAACAATGGTTGATTGGCATCCGTCAACTCGTTTGGATTCCCACCACCTGCAACAGCATAAAGACCTGCCTCCGACATGAACAACACTTGCCCCCTGGCAGCTATCATGGAGTTGTGATTCACACACCCCGTTTCTTCCGAGATAAGCTCTCTCACCCGATATTGTCCACCAGTTAAAAGCCCACTAATGGCATAACATTTCCTGTTCTTAAAAACATGAACATTATCTTGAGTCCCAACAACAGCAGTAAGCTCTTTAGCTATGTTCTCGCCAATAACCTCGTAATCAAATGGAGCAAAAGTTTCAGCAGACCCTCCAATGCTGGCGTCACTCCAAATGAATCTATTCCTAAATTCAGCTTTTTCTTGTTCCTCAGGATATCTAATGTTCGCACCTAACAGAAGATTCTGATAAGTGCCAAGATACCTTATATGAGGAATTTCTTTCTTTAAGACCGTGTCGTCGTATATGTCCAATAGAAAAATATCAGGGTCTTCTGCAAAAACTACCTTTTCTATTTCAACATCTTTGTAATCAGCTTCGTGGGTTATTATCATCTGGCCATTAGGATTATCAAGAAGCTCATAATTAAAAAATTCATCTTTGCTTACGAAAATATTGATATATTGATTAGACCCATTTATAGGGTAATCCATCGAGACACCATTCCATACAATTTTATTGGTAATGTAGGTATCTTTGGCAATTTTTGAGATATCTATTGTTACAGAAGTTCCTGTAATTGCCGTTACATCAACTAACTGAAATTCAATAGGTCTTATGTTGTTTAAATCCAAATCATTTTTCGTATAAGTTTTTACAAGAACCCTGTCTCCAACAATAACATTATGATCTGACGAACTTATAGTTATAGGAGGTGAGGTATTAAAAGTTTGTGGAATGGCCGTTGCCAAATCATCTATAAAATATCTGTCATTGTATTCGGTATTTCTTGATGTTCTTATTGTCAGCTTGAGCTTATCTCCACCAAATTGTTGTGTTTTAGCTTCGCTGTTAATTAAGTTTCCATTGGCATCAACATAACTTAAATAGAACCTAGCATATTGAGCTTCTGCTGTAGTGGTATTCTTGTCTAAGATATATCCTTTACTAGTTCCTGTAGTATCAGTCGTAAATGTGTATATCTTCCCTCTACCATCTATGTTTACAACACTAAAACCAGGATAAGACATCGCCATTCTTCCGACTAACGTAATCGGAGTTCTAGGTAACATTATAGCAGGTATAGAAAATCCAGGGCCTGTGTAACCAGTCCCATTATCATAAGAAGTTTCTGGAGCTTGAATTGTTTGAGCTAAAGAATATGTAGTTCCTAGTCCTACCCATTGATAAACAAGCGCTTGTCCTTTTGTTGATGGACCTTTTACTGATGTTGCGTCTGGCGCTGATATAGTTATGTAATTATTAAGATCCGCTAAAGTTCCATTATATCTAGTAACAATTGTTCCAAAAATATTAGCAGGCATAACTATAGAAGTTGCTGCTCCAACAGTAGTCATAGTGGCTATGTTTACATGATATATCATCATTTGGTTGTTGGTTTGCACCCCAGGTAATCTATATGGAATGAACACAATTAACCCTGCCGGATCATGAGATAAGCTAACATATTTCCCGAATTCATCCTGATTCAATGCCCCTGCATTAGGCGAATTTATTAAAAGCGGAAAATCCCAAGCATTAAGACCTAAATTATATTTATATATAACTACATCACCTCTGCCAGTATTTCCTCCTGGAGAACAAACTGCTAGAAAATATTCACCAGCTATTTCAATGAAATCAAAATAAGAACCAGTTCTATTGCCTGCCGACCCTGTCGTTACAGGAAGCTGTATCCAATTCCCTATAGGTCCACTTTGATAAAAAGTGTACATTGAGCCATCACCATTTCTATTAAGTGTATTAAAAACAACCTTCGTTCCATCATCACTTACCTTAACCCTGCCAACGGTTTCTAATTGATAATTAAAAGTGCTAAAGGGAATAATCATGTCTGTAGCTATTTCCCAATCAATATTTGTTGTTGGTCTGGTATATGTAGTTAAATATAAATCTAGGCTAAGAACTTCATTTGGCGGTAACCCTGACCATGCAGAATGACCTGAAACTTTTACTAAAACCTCAGGACTTGACTTAGATATATCAAATGCAAAATTCCATACATTAGGAATACCATTTCTAGAGCCGCCCAAATCACTATTGATGGTGGGACTATCGACAGGCTGATACCCAAATTCAGTATCTAGATATTGGTAAAATGGTCCACCACCACCTAACACAACTAACTGACCAGGTTCAGGGACAGGAACTGCCGGAATTCCCATAGCATAGGCCATAGTTTTTCCAAATAATTGCCTAGCAGTAGAAGCGGCAGGAACTAGCTGAGTTGTTTTTCCTATTTGTGTAGGTTCATGCACACCTGCTCTAGTAAAGGTTATCCCATCATATTTATAAACAGGATTTTTCCCTGTGGTATCTGAAAAATACATAGTCCCATTAAGCTCCACCGAAGTTATATCCCCTGTCCAAGTAACCACAGGAGTAGTTATTGCCGGAGGAATAGGTCTAAAGCTTGCTAGCTCTTTTTTTCTTAAACCACCACTAGTCATTATCAGTAGTTCATTTGCCTGATGATACACAACCATATAAATAATATCTGATGGCGAGGTTGCCTCTAATACGAACCCATTTCTCTTTCTCAATTCTCCCGAATAATTCAAATCACAATTAGATGCATAGGAAGCAAATTCAGGAGGAATCAAGATATCTGATTGACGGAGATTAAGACCTTTAAATTGGTATTGTTTCTGTAAGGTCATAGATTAAGATAATCCCCAAACATAATAGGTGGATAGGGAGGGTCTGGTGAATGACTCTTAAACAACTCCGTAATCATATTTCTTTCTTCGGTAGTCAATGCATTGGCATTATTTATATCTTTACTTGAGTCCACATATTGAATGAACTTCTCAGAAACATTGGTTAATAGCTGTTCACATACGTCAGGGAGTTCGCTATGGCTCGTCGTCCTTGAACCACCAATAACGAAGTCCCCAACGGATAGCCCTGTCAATTGGGCATCTGTTTGTAACAATATTACTGCCTGTCCTGCTATTGGACTATTTATAGCGAAATCTACTGGTTGAATAGGAAGTTCTTTGCTCTTAAAAACACCATTAGCATCAACAACAGAAAAGAAGTCAAAGTAATCTGTTATATTTACAGTCCTGTCCTTAAGAGACATTTCTATAGTGAGTTTAGGTGGAACCCCTCCAAATTCAGGTTCTATTAAAAGTATCTTCCCATATCTAGGCCCTATTTCATAAAGCCTTCTTACATAAATAAGCCTTATGGCCTGAATTATCATCTGCTGTGGGATTGGAGTAATCAACAGTTTATTATTCCTTATCACGTATCCCCACCCTCTATTCCTTTCAGGATTGGTAAGCGCTGGCATAGGCATCCAATTAGCGTATAAAGCGCTTTGAGTTTGGGACCTGAAATCAACGTGATTGATAGCGGAAGCAGCGAAAATGTCTGCTGGTAAATCGTATTCTTCTTGATTAGGTACTGTAGGAATTATCAATTCTTCCGAAAATATATCATTTCTTGAATTAACATTTATAATCTCTGCTTGAATAGCTTTCTGGGCATTGGTCATGTAAACGCCAATATCCAAATCGTTATACCTGTTTGGGTTTGTGTTGTTAGTATCTTTTCTTATCTTTTGGATAAGGAAGTCTATTCTTCGCATTTCAAGCTCCTATAAACGGAATCCGCTTGCTACGTTTGCCATATTAGAAGCACCTTTTGACATACTTTGCTGCTGTTCATTTACAGAACCTATTAATGCCTGTGCTCTTTCTTTTTGTCTCTTAGCTCTAGCGCCCAATACTTGAAGTGCGCCTCCTGCTGCCATAGCATAGGGGTTACCTGTTGCCATTAAAGCACCGCTAAGTTTGGACTTATCTCCAGAGGCCATTAATGTTTTCTTAAAATCACTATCCCCTTCTTCTGGCTTTCCAGGATCGGAATTTGGATCTCCTTGTTTAGAGGTATCCATTGTGTTTTCATCCACCATATCGGGGCTTTCTGATTCACCAACTTTTCTTCTTTTACTGCTATTAAGATTAGATAGCGCTTCTGCTAAACTCATTTCATCCTCACTTTATTGAAAACGGACCTTTTTTTAGATCATACTGTACTGCTATCGCATTACCATCGGAGCAAAGAAGTTCTGCTCCCATTTTACTAAATAGTTCAAGTCTGCGCAAACTATGAGGAAGATTGATCTGTACATCACCTAATAGGGTATGGATATCAGGCCTAATCTCGTTTATGTACATTAAAAAATCCCTCATTAGACTAACACCCTTTCTCATGTTTCTTGAGCTACGTGGAACAAAATAATCTGCCACATAAACTATCTTATCTTGCTCTGATATCCTATAGGAGATAAATCCATCATCATTGAAGAATACCTTAGTTCCCATATAGTCTATTAAAAAATCTTCTATTATATCCTTAGCTTCCTGATTCATAAATCTCCTATTAACAGGGGTGGTTGCCCACCCCAGTACAATTTAGCACATTCCAGGCTTTTTAGTTCCGCCTTTGCCGCCTTTTTTCTTTGTTTTTCCCACGAAAATCACCGTCCTCTTATTTTAATAATTTTTCAACATCACGAACCGAAACGAGGCTAGGGTCTTTTAGTCCTCTAACCCGTCCGATTATTTTCAAAACTTCGTAAGCTATTTCTGAGCATTTTACCTTTCTTATCTTCCGAGTAAAGGGGTTTCCTTTAAATTCCTTGCCGGTAAAAAATAGGGACATTTTAGAGAATAAGATTCCAAATAATTCTAAGTAGCTATAGGGTATCCCACAGCTACCACGAAGGAACATCTCAGCTTCCCTGTACTTCTCATCCGAAATCCTGATGGCAATTGCCCTAATTGGTTTATTAACTTCCAGCCAATCCTGATAAGGAATCTGTCTAACGCCTAGGAAAAAAACTCCCTCGGTTATCACGTTATCCATGCAAATTGCCACATGGGACGCCTTATACAGATTGAAAAATCTGAAAGGAATCAAGGATTTTGGGGCATCAAAAAACCTAATGAAAAACGAGATAGGCGCCCAGTACCACTTTTTAGGAACAGAGAATAAGATGATAACAACTTTGCCTTCCACTATAGGAAATATTTTACCAATAAGTTGGTATCAAAATCACTATATTTCGGATGCTTCATGGAAAAAGCTGTTAAGTCGTGGGTTATCCCAAAGAGCACCCTCGGAGTCGCATACCATTCAAGTCCCACCTTCGCTTTAAGATCCTCTTTAAAATAGACTTCCTTTGAAAGTGCGGCATATCCCATAAGATCTTTAAAAATCCACGCTCTCCCCCCGATGGTGGCCAACAGACTTCTTTTTTTGCTATTAGTTTGTGCATAGGTAAGGTCACCGTGAAAATTCTCTATGATCTTCGCCCATCCAATTAAGAACGAATAATCATCTGGACTAATGTATTGGCCCTTATATTCTCCAAACAAGATACCGGAAAGTGCTCCAGCACTAAAGCCCACTTTTGGAGTGAGACAGCCCTCCTTAAAGTCAGAGAACCCTGTATAGAAGCCATATTCGCCACGATTAAAGACTCCTAATGTAGCTCCATAACTTTCAACTCCCTTGCCATTTTTGGCAGAGATAAATGCTTCAACACCTACAAAATCATTTACTTGATATCCGAATGTGAATTTCTTTTTGGTAGCACCTATAAACAGATCATCATATTTGTACCCTATCTCGCCTTTAGATTCGGCGTAGATTTCATTGCCCATGTCCGATAAAGCGGCAGGGTTAATGTAATGTGCTTTGAAACTTTCCATGTAGTAATCCCCATATTTAGAGATTCCTGCCATCAAATTTAGACTGAATAAAACTGTTATTAATATCTTCATTATTACCTCCTACGGTATGAAAAATCTTTTTCCTTCCTTGAGCTAATCCTATCATTACAGCATGATCCCTATTCTCTTGGTTTGTCACCCATTCAAGATTTTCCAATCTATTATCTGTTTTAATTCCATTGATATGATTTACTTGGAGCGATGGATCTTTCTTTGGGATAAATGCATGGGCAATTAGCCTATGAACAAAGTGAGTTTTCTTATTTAAATTAACTCTTAAATATCCCTTTGTTGATAGCTTCTTTCCGGTTAATAGGGTTTTTTTTTAACAGTCAATATTTTACCCAAATGCTCTCTTTGATACAAATTATTTTTATTCCTAACTTTTCCTAAATTAGACACCTCATAATCACTATCTTCAATACATTCCTTCCAAATTTCTTCCATTTTATCCTCATGGTATAAAAAATCGTTTTCCCGATTTAGGTGGGGTTATCTGGAAGTGTACCCATGATTTGGTATAAGTAAAGTCCTCTAGCCACAGATCCAATCTTACTAAGATATCTTCATTTGCCAAGCACCACTTTTGCAAGTCGTGATTCATATCGAAGATATCACAGGCCTCGCCTGTTAGATGTTTTGATTTCATGGGAATCTTCTTTAAATCCGTAATCCCCTTTTTAGCGTAAATTTCTATGTGATGTTTCATGCTCCTTACTCCCGAAGTAACAATCATAGGTCTGCCCCATAACTTTCTTATCTCATTCATTTTTGTAAGTAAGATTTGAACATTATCTAAGATTTCCTTAGATAGTGTTTTGGGATCAGTCCCAGAAAGTATTTCATCTTCCGAGATCAATCAACCACCTGGTTTACCCGACAAAATAATCTGCTATGCAGATATTGTCCGACCACAAGTTTTGGTTGGTCGCAGTTATTCATCTTGTAATTAGCAAGTGAAGATAGCCCCGATAAAATCAACCAAACAAGAATAACGAGTCCCAAGCTAGTGGCATTAACAGTTTGGTTAATTAAGGTTATCGCTGCTTTCTTAACTGCTTCCATAAAGGCGTCTTTAATTTCTTTCATTTGGCCTCCAATTTCCTCATTCTTCCAAGTAAATCAGCAATTTGTTTACTTAGTTTACTGATAGTTTTTTTCTGGGATTCCATTTCTGCTGACATTAACAGTACGTCATTGCCCCACGATAAAACACCTGCTCCGTTAGTTTTTAACACTTGGCCATTACCGCCAAATCCCGGATTAGTGCTACTTATAATTGCAGTTCTTCCAGCATTAAATTCTGTAGTGGTTACCTTTCCTTGATATTCCCAAGTCGTACCATTTGAAATATAGGTAGCTACCCATCCTGTAGGCACAGACTGATTAATTCCGGGGTGATTAGTTCTATCTCCACCAACAGCAGTTCCCCAAGTAGATTCAACATAGACATAAAATGCACTACCGTTTGCTCTAATGGCAGGAGTGTAAACACAGCATCCGTTACCACCAGCGAAGTTGGCGTTAGCTTGGCGAAGTCCATTAAATCCGCCAGGAAGTGGCATTGGGTTATTTCCTGCGCCTGCGTTCCCTCCATACCACCAAACAGGAGTATTATGCATTCTAAATGATTCTTGTCCTAGTCTATTTAAATTACCGTTACCTAAAATATCGACTCCGCCGGGGCCTGCTACTAAAGTGTCAGCAACATTTACAGTTCCAGTCTCATTAACCCAGAATCTATTCACGGGAGTTATGATTGCTCCTGCAACTGGATTTGGGTCAGATTGTAGAATTAAATCCGTTGCGTTCTTAATCCATCTAAAAGCGGAACTTGTATTAGAGCCTCTTAATTGATTACCGCCAGCACCGGTCCCATCGGGGCCATAATAGCAGTCAAAGCAATCCCAGATATTATCATGAGTCCAATTTAGAAAATGCCTCTGCGGATAAACATCTGAATCAGTATTCCATGATTGATGAGGCCCACCAGCATTTCCATTAGGCCCTGTTACAGTTATTCTTGCAACACCAGTATTAGCTGCTGCGGCAGCTGCTTGAACTGTTCCAAAGATAGCATCCCCGTTTACATGAAGATAAGTT